AGATATTACAAAGTTGAAGGCTCAAGATTTTATGAATGAGCTGCCGGAAATGGTAAGAAGCTTGGAAGCTGTTCGTTCCGGTTCACAGGACAAGAAGCCTGTAGAGGTAACTTTTGGAGAATTGGTTACCGGTAAATGGGGTATTTCAGAAGATGAACTTTTTGAAAAGATGGGCATCAATCCAAAAGTGGACACGATGCAGAACATCTTTACAATGCCCCAACAGAATATTCGTTGGATTGTTCCGGAAATCATCCGTGCTGCTATCACATTGGGTATGCGCCAGGCTCCGTTCTATCCAAATATCATTGCATCTGACCAACCAATCAATGGTTTACAAGCAATCATGCCGATGGTTAACATGTCGGATGCTGCCCCTGCAAAGGTTAATGAGGCAGAAACTATCCCATTGGGTGATGTTAGCTTCGGACAGAAATCAGTTAGCCTCTTCAAAATCGGAAAAGGTTTCAAACTTACTGATGAAGTTCGTAACTATGTTTCACTCGATGTCTTGGGAATCTACCTTCGTGATTTTGGTGTTCAGTTGGGTTATGCTCTGGATACTCTGGCTATGGACGTTGCTATCAATGGTAACAACCCTGATGGCTCTGAGTCTGCCCCGGTAATCGGTGTATACGAAACAACTAATGGTATCACTTACAAAGACCTTCTGCATATTTGGGTACGTGCTGCTCGTATGGGACGTAACTTCCAAACTATGATTGGTGGTGAAGACCAGGCAATCGAAATGCTGAACTTGCCGGAATTCAAGGATCGTCACTCTGGTACTACAGAAGCTACTCTGAATGTTAAGTCTCCTGTTCCCAAGAATGCTGACTTCTACATTCACCCGGGTACACCCGACCAACAGTTGCTGTTGATTGATACATCTGCTGCCTTGATTAAGCTTACTGCTCGTCAGTTGATGCTTGAATCTGAAAGAATCGTTTCTAACCAGACTCAGGCAATCTATGCAAGCTTGACTACTGGCTTTTCTAAGATGTACCAGGATGCAACTCTGTTGCTGGCTGCTGACAAGAAGTTCTCAGAATTCGGCTTCCCCGAGTTCATGAACGTAGACCCCTATTTGATGGTTAACCTCGAATAATAAGGGACGTCCGGTTTCATCTATATAAATTCCCTGAGAGGGTAGGTAACTAAAAAGACCTATCCTCTCTTTAATCATTTTTAAATCTTAGGAAATATGGCTAAAGATAAATATACAGTAACTGTGGGACCAAGAGCTTACAGTTTTCATGACCAATCAACTGGTATTACCGTTTGTAGAGGAGAAGACAAAGAACTTACTCGTCGTCAATTCCGTGCACCAAAGATTCAGAAGGCAATTGCCTCTGGCCATCTGATTATCATTGCTGATAAATCAGAAATCGAAAAGTATTCAGAGGCCGACATCGAAAAGTTGGATAAGAGACTGAATGCTCAGTTCAAGAAAGGTATGACTCTTGAAAAACTTGCAAAGGGCTATTCCCTGGAAGAACTGAAACTGGTAGCAGGTCTTCATGAAATCGTTGCCGAGAAAGATGATACAGTAGAAACACTTCTTCAGGCTTTGCTGGAAGAATTCGAATCCTCTTCTAAAGGGTAATCTATGAAAATTACATAAGACAGACTAATATGAATAACAATCTGGACTTTTTGTACGTTACGTCAGGTCTGGAAGTTTCATTCAGAGTCATATCCAAAGTCCCGGCCAAATCCATTTTTGACTGGGACTTTGGCGATGATAAGGGAGAGGTTTTCAATGGTGGAAGACATGTTTCCTATTCTTATGAAACTCCCGGTTTCTATACAGTAACCTTACATGTAACCAACTCGAATGGTTTAGATATCACCGTAGATAAGACTCTGGTAGTTTGTGATTATGGTCATACGGCATTAGCCGATACAATATATAACTTAATCGACCACTATATTCCTTCAGAGATATCAGAGGGAATGACCAGGGAAGATAAATCTATCTACATCACCAAATGGCAATATTATATTGGTCCTCTAGTAAATCACCAAATTCCTGCAGATAAGTATACTGATGAATTATGGTATGAAGCACTAGAAAACCAATTAATAATGGAATTGGCAGCATGGGATTTTCTTAATGTGAAGATACTTAACTTATTAACGAGTACTTCTGAATATTTAAGTCAATTAACTTCTACCAAAGAACAAACCGGTGATGGTACCTCTAAACCAGAACTTGCCCGAGGTGATAGGATTAAACAAATCACTACTGGGCCTACTGAAGTGCAATATTATGATACCCTGGCAGATGCTACAAGTTCCCTATGGAAAACACTCTCTCAAGCAATGCAACCGGGTGGATTAATAGATGAATTAAGAAAGAACCTTTGTATGTTAGCTTCACGGTTAGAAATCTACTTACCGTTCTGCGATGAAGTATTCAGAACTGTAACACCAAGGGTAGTTAACCGAAGAAAACCTGGTATATTAGATGGGCCTAACCCAAGTGCACCAGTAAAGGGTGGTAATGACTCAATTTTAACTAAACTATGACAAAAGAACCCTGGAGAATGGTAAAGAACCGCTCTTGGGATAGATACAAGAAAATTATCACTGACTTCTTAGATTGGGATGCTGGTAGGCAATCCATAACCTGGGCCAAACATGTTAATCAGCTTCTCAGTCATGCCGAAGACAGTATACCTAAATATTATAACATCCAAATCGAGGCATTATGTTACTACAATGCTTTCAGAAACTGGCCTATCAATAAGGCAACTATTTCAGGAGAATTGGATGATGAAAACTTATCAATACTAATTTCTAAATCTTATATAGAACAAATCGGTTATCTTACACCGGAGGGTTATTGGGATTTTAATTGGGAACAAGATAGGTTTGTAATTAATGGTATAACGTATAAGCCTTCTGGAGATACTCAGACTGCTCAGGCAAAGGATGAGGCTTTAGTTTTCATGGTTATCCTAAAGAGAGACCGAGATACCAAAATTGAATTTGTAGAATAAAACATTAAGTGTATGGCAAAGATGTTAGTACTGAGGTGGACACCAATTACTACAAACAGTGGAATTTGGTTTGATAGTAATCTGGTTATCCTCAATGGTACCTCTGGAGTTCATATTGAAATGAAAGGTAATGGCAATGATGTAACGGCATTTCAATCGATGACCGGAAACAAATTTGTCACCTGCTTTCAAGATTACTTCGGGGATATCTGGGATAAAATAATACCTCATCCTGGTATAGGCCAGGTAATAAAGTTCCGTGTAAATAGACTTCCTGATTATGCTTGCATACGGGGAGATATTGAGGACGGTGGAGATGTAGACCCCGAAAATCCGGATGTACCAATGAATGCCTTCTGTGGTTCAGAGGGAGAACCATTCAGGGATATCGATTCTGAATTCTTACTGGGTCGTCAACGTGCAGTAATTAATCCTTAAATTTTATAAAATATGTATGTAAGTAAGTATTATACCTGCGAAGAAATAGACCAGCGATTATTACAGGGTTACTATGATGACTTTGTTAAAGCTGGCTTTGGAGGAACCATAAATGAGTTCTGGGCCTTCGTACTTTCTATCAAGAATAAGGTAGATAAGAAAGAAGGATACGACTTATCGAAAAATGATTTTACAGATGAGTTGAAGGCTAAACTTGATGGCATCGAAGAACATGCAAATTATATCACTAAAGTTTCTCAGCTTGAGAATGATTTGAAATATCAAACCGAGGAAGAAGTTAAACAGATGATTAGTGATTTGGTTGATGGTGCTGATGATGCCCTTGATACTCTTAAAGAGTTGGCAGAAGCATTGGGCAATGACCCCAACTTTGCAACTACTATCACTAATAAATTAACCGACCTTCGTACTGCTTTAACCGAAGAGGTTAATCGTGCTAAGGAAGCCGAAGCTGCTCTGGGTGCTGAAGTAGCTGCAGTTCAGGATAACCTAAAATATGGGTTAGACCAAATCAATAAGAAGATTGATACCGTTAAGGCAGACTTAAAAGCTGAAATCGACCGAGTTGAGAAGAAGGTAGATAAGAATGCTGAAGACATCAAAGACCTTGAAGATAAGGTAAATCAAGGTAATGATGAACTTGAGAAAGAACTTAAGGACCTTATCCAAAAGGAAAAAGATGAACGTATTGCTGCCGATAATGAGATTAAGGAAAGTGTAAATGAACTTAAGACTCTACATATCAATGATAAGGCCGCACTCGAGGCAAAGATTGCCGAAGAAACTGCAAATCGTACAAATGCAGATACTGTACTGGATTCTAAGATTAACGAGGAAATCACTAATCGCCAATCTGATACCCAGGCTCTTCAGAGTAAGATAGATCAGGAAAGAGTAGACCGTCATTCGGAGGACCAAGTTCTTCATAACGAAATTTCTAAAGAGGTAGCTGACCGTACTAATGCAGATAATGCTTTGCAAGGTAAAATTGACCAAGAGGCTCAAGCTCGTACCTCTGCAGACCAGGTATTACAGAACAATATAGATTCAGAGGCCACTACTCGTGCTGCTCAGGATTTAGTTCTCGAACACAAAATCGAGGATATAAAAGATCAGGGTGTAGAAGACAAAGAACAATTGCTTAATGCTATTGCTGCCGAGGCTGCTGCTAGAGAAAAGGGTGATAAAGACCTTGATACTAAGAAGGTAGATAAACGTGAAGGTTATTCTTTGACCAAGAATGACTTTACTGATATCCTCAAAGCTAAACTTGATGGAATCGAAGAGAAGGCAAATTATATTACCCATCTCTCCCAGCTTATCAATGATGCCGGTTTCCAAACCGAAGAGGAAGTAAATGCTGCTATCCAAAAGATTATTGGTTCAGCACCCGAAGTACTTGATACTCTTAAGGAAATTGCCGATGCCCTTGGGAATGACCCTAACTTTGCAACTACTATCACTAAGAAGTTGGCTGCAATCACAGAACAGGTTAACCAAGAAATCGAAGACCGTATTGCAGGAGACGAGGCAAACAGTGCTGAAGTAGCTGCTGAAGTTCAAGCTCGTAAGGATGCTGACACTGCTCTCGAAACTAAACTGAAAGAATATGTAGACAATAAGTCTGCTACTGGAGATGCTGCACTCGGGGTTGTAAGGGATAACCTTAATAAGGAAATCCAAGACCGTAAAGATGCCGATGCAGTAATTCAGGCTAACTTGGATAAGGAGATTGCCGAAAGAAAGACTGCTGATGAAGCATATACTCAAAGTCTGGCTAATGTTAACCAGCGTATCTCAGACTTGGCTTTGAGTATGCAAGAGTCTATCAATACTTTGCGTAATGAGCTTACCGAGCAGGTAAATGCCAATACTACGGCAATCGCTACTAACCAACATAATATCGAAAGAAATTCAGAGGCAATCACAAATTTAACTAAGACTGTAGGGGATAACTACAAGGAAGTTAAGGATATGATTAACGAGGAAATCGTTGACCGTACCAATGCAGATAGTGCCTTGAGTTCTCGTATCGATACTCTCAATATTGACCTTAATACTGAGAGTGTAGAAAGAAAAGCTGCAGACCAAGTTCTTCAGGTAAATTTGGATAAAGAAGTAGCAGACCGTACTGCAGCCGATAAAGCCTTGAGTACTGAGTTTACGGCTAAATTGGATAATGCTAAGCAGGCTTTGGAATCTGAGGTGGCTAATCTTAACACTAAGCTTGAACAAGAAAAGGAAAATCGTATTGCCGGTGATAATGCTTTGGGAGTTCGTATTGATTCTCTAGAGGCAGGTAATACTGATGCTATGAACGAATTAAAAGCAAAGGTAAATGCCAATACAACTGCTATTAATGCAGAGAAAGACCGAGCAATTGCCAAAGAGACTTCTCTTGAGGCCAAAATTGATACCAACCTTCAGAACCATAAAGATGATATGGCGGGTATCAACAAAGATATCCTTACCGAAAAGAATGACCGCTTAGCTGGTGATACTGAGTTACAGAATAACATCGATAAGGAAGCTACAGAACGTGCTAACCAAGATACCCTTATTAATAATGCTATTGCCCAGGAAAAAGCAGACCGAATTGCTGCAGACCAGGCAATGGATGAAAAGAAGGTAGACAAGGTAGACGGCAAAGTACTTTCTTCAAATGACTTCACTGACTTGCTGTATGCCAAGTTGGATGGCATCGAAGAACATGCAAATTACATCACTAAAGTTTCTGAGTTGTTAAACGATTCAGATTTCCAGAGTGCTGAACAAGTAGAGGCAGCTATCCAAAAGATTATTGGCTCTGCTCCAGAAGTACTTGATACTTTGGCTGAGATTGCTAAGGCTCTCGGTGATGACCCAAACTTTGCAGCAACTATGACTGCTAAGCTTACCGAGTTGGAGAACAAACTCGAAGCTGAAAAGAACTTGCGTGAACAAGGGGATAATAACTTACAACAGTCTTTCACTAATTTAAGTAATACTCTTACTACTACAGTAAATGAGTTAAGAACTTTCGTAAGTGAAACTCGTACAGAGCTGTTAACTTCCTTGAATGCTACCAATGCTCTGGTAACCCAGAATGCTGCCAATATCCAACGCAATCTTGAATTGATTCAGGGTATTCAAGATAATATCAATGGTAACTATACTGCAATCACCGATTTGCTGAATAACGAAATCGCTGCTCGTAAAGCTGAGGATATTCGATTGGAAGCAAAGATTGACCAGAACTCTTCTGACCTCAAAACAGAAAGCGAAGAGAGAAAGGCTGCTGATAAAGTTCTCCAGGATAATATTGATGCCGAAGAAGCTGCCCGTATCGCTGCTGATACCGCTTTAGGTAAACGTATCGATAAAGAAATTCAGGACAGAACAGATGCCGATACGGCATTGGATAATAAGTTTACTGCTATTACCGATGACCATGAAGAAAGACTGGTAGCTGAAGAAGGTACTTCTGATGCTTTGCCTGATACCATGGTTACCGATGTTAGTACTGTAACCCGAACAGGTACTCAGCTTTCTTTCAAAGTAAAGACTTCAACCAAGGATAAGGCAAATAACCAATATGGTGAAGAAGTAGAAGCTACCAAGAATTTACTCCCGGTAACTCAAACTCTTGCTGGAGTTATGTCTGCTGCAGACAAGGTTAAGTTAGATGGGTTAGACCCAAATTCTTTAACTGATCTCTCTGCAGCTTCTGATGCTAATAAGGTAACAGTAACCGTAACTAAGGATAACGGTTTGAATGCTGATACTACCGAAACTTTCGATTTGCCTCAGGTATCGGCTACTAAGGCTGGTACGATGACTGCTAAGGATAAGGTTGAGTTAGATAGAATCTCTACGGCTAACTTTGCTCTTGGTGCAGTAACTCCAAATGAAACTACAGTTGGCATTGCTGCTACTAAGACCGTAGTTGAAGATGGTACAGTAGAACAGAATCCTATCACATTGCCATCATCCACGGCAGAGAAAGCTGGTGTACAAACTGCAGCAGATAAGAAACTGTTTGATTCTCTTCCAGAGAAGTTTGTAAGTTATCATAGAAACTCAGTTCCCTATCAGGATCATGTAGATTTGGTATCTCAGCCATCAACTAAAAACCCAGATACTGGTATATACGAGTTGAAAGGTACCGATAATATTAGTATATCTAAGGCAACTAAAGAGAAAGCTGGTGTAATGACTGCCCAGGATAAGGTTAATCTGGATGAGACATTACCCAATGCTATTGCTCAAGAGGTTCAGGACCGTAAAGATGCTATCGAAGCTTTGGACGGTAAATCAGAAGCCGCTCTTGCTCAAGAAGTAGCTGATAGAAAAGCTGCAGATACTGCTTTAGATACCAAGTTTACTAAAGCTGTAAACGATGAAGCAACTGCTCGTACTTCTGCTGATACTGCATTGGGTGCAAGGATTGATAAAGAGATTGCTGATAGAACTGCGGCAGACACTGCCCTTGATATTAAACTGCAGAATAACATTGATACTCTAGAAGCCAAGCATGATGCCTTTGTAGCAACTAAGGGACAAGCTGGTGGATTTGCTCCATTGGATGGGAAGGGGTTAGTACCTGCTAACCATTTGCCTTCATATGTAGATGATGTACTTGAAGTATATGCTACCTATGATGTAAGCCCCACTGGAGGTCTTACTAATGTTCAATTGTATACGGATGCAGGTCACCAAACTCCCGTAGTTGGAGAATCTGGTAAGATTTATATAAATGTTGCCGATGGTGAACCTCCATACCAATTCCGTTGGTCAGGTACTAAATTCGTAGACAGTAATACTTCGTCTCTTATCATTGGGGAAATCGCAGGTACTGCTTTCGAAGGTAGTAGAGGTAAGCATCTTGAGGATGTGGTATCTAGCATGCCTAAAAATTTAATTAGTAAGGTTTCAATAGCTAACAAAAATAAGCGTAATATTATTATCTTATGTAACTATTCTGCTACGGATGGTCAAGGGCATTACATTGATAAACCCGATGGGATGGTAATCCCTCTAACTCCAGCCACTACTAAAGAAGCTGGTCTGATGGATGCCGATAGTGTAATAAAGCTTAATCAAACCTTACCAGATGCTATTGAAGCTGAACAAGAGGCCCGTATTGCAAAAGATAATGCTCATGATACCTTTAATAGTTCTCTTCCAGGAATTATTCTTACTGGATTCACTCTTACCCATAATTCAACTAATGTAAGAGCTACTCTTAATAATAAAACTAAGAGTGCAGAGGGTAAGACTTATGAAGGTGCTACAGATTTAATTAGAGATATACTTGCAGCAACTAAGACTACTGCAGGTGTAATGACTGCGGCAGATAAGACTAACTTGGATAATACCGTACAGGGGTTGGCAAATGAGATTACCAATAGAACTAATGCCATCAATGCTCTTCGTACAGAATTGAAAACTTACGTTGACGATTTGATTGCCGATACTGGTTCAGATGTAACTGCCTTAGAAACTAAGGTAAATAATCACATTGCCAATAAATCTAATCCTCATGCAGTTACTAAAACTCAGGTTGGATTGGGTAATGTTAACAATACATCGGATGCAGATAAACCAGTATCTACTGCTCAGGCTGCTGCTATTGCCGATGCTAAGGCTGCAGGTACTGCTGCTCAAACTTCTATCAATAGCCATGCAGGTAGAAAGGATAATCCTCATACAGTAACTAGAGCTCAATTAGGATTGGCAACTACTGACCAGGTAGTATTTGCTAAGACTACTGCTCCTTCCGGTTTCTGGAAAGAGTCTTCAGATATTCGACTCAAAGATAATATCCGAGATTTGAATCATACTCTAGACCAGATTTGCCAGATACCTACTAAGTCATTTAGTATGCTTGGTAAGGAGGATGAGGGAACTATTGCTCAGAACCTTGAGGGCTTAGGCTTTGGTAAATATGTGGAAGAAGTTCCAGTAGAGAAATCTACGGTACCTAATCCAGAGGAATTCGAAACCTTAGAAATCAATGGAGAAGAATACGTACTCGTAAAACAAGTTAAATACCACAAGATGTCAACCTTGGCAATCGAAGGTGTTAAACTTCTCTATGACGAAATCAAGGCTTTGAAGGCAGAGATTCAGGAACTTAAAAACAAATAACTTATGGGAGAGATAGCAACCTGGAGTGCTGTCAAAAGTAAAGTAGGCCTTGGTAAGGATGGCAATGACTGTCCTACCAAGGCTGAATTGTTAGCACTCTCCCCTACAGGAACAGGGGAAAATTATGTGGGGTTGGAACTATCCAATGCCAGTTCCTATGGAAACAACGAATGTGTCAAACTCGAAGATATTCATAAGGTAACTTATAAGTATACATTTACAGCTATAAATACTTCCTTTACTTTTCCTGCCATAGGTGGAGAATCAACCCCTGCTAGAATAGGTTTAACTTCAACTAAACAAAAGTATTGGGATGGGGTAGCTCAAGGCTCTTCGGTAACAGTGGGTCATACCGGAACAACTTTACCAGATTGGTTAAAGGGGTCTACTGATACTATGGGGTTTATTGCTACCGAAAATTTAGCTCTATCTTCAAGAGCTCATACTAGAACTTATACTCAAGATGAATCTGGTAAAACCGTTTCTGCTACCTTCACTCAAGCAGCAGCCTCTCAATCTTGGAGTTATGGTTGGAGTGTAACACCTACCTCTATGTCTTTTGGGGCTACTGGAGGTACCAAAACTTTTTCAGTTACTTCTTACAAGCAAGAATTGAGAAATGGGCATAATTATGGTAACCAAATTGCTTTAACTTATACTAGAGCCAACTCTGGTAGTGTATCTGGGAGTGGTACTTCTGTAACTATGGGTAATAATACTTCTACCAGTACACGAAGTGGTACGGTAACCTTAACCCAAGCTGAAACAGGGAAGAAGTTAACCCTATCTTGTTCTCAGTCGGCAGGTTATAGGACTTACAGTGAGATTACAGCAAGTGGAGGAAGTGTATCCGATATACCTGCAAGTGGAGGAAGTAGAAGTTCATTCTCTACTATGCCCTCATATTCTCAAACTTGGGGATGGAATGGTTCTACAACTGGAGGTGGCACAATTACAAGCGGTGCTAGCATTAGTTATGGTACTGCAGTTAGTGCAGGTTCTTTGGGAACTACGGTTAAATCTAGAACCCAGGTAGGAACCCTTACTGGTACCTTATCACTAAATGGTAAAACCAAATCTGTAAGTGTACCAGTATACCAGGCAGCAAACGAATTTACTGGGTATACTTATGGCTCTTGGAGTGTAAGCTTAACTGCAAGTTCTTATACCATCGGTAATACTGGAGGTAGTGTAACTTTGTACCCCAGTGCAAGTAGACCCAGGTATGCTAACTATACCTCAGGTTCAAATACAAGGGATGGCTCTGATAGTGCTACTCCAAGTTTAAGTACCAATGGTACCTCAGGATTTAGTCTATCAGGTACTACACTTAGTGCTTCTGAGAATACCAGTACAAGTAGTAGGTCTATTAGAGTCTTTGCTAACTATGATGGGGCTTCTGATTATGTAGATATTACTCAGGGTGGTGCAAGTGTATCTTATAAGTATTACTTGGCATTTACTTCCCCTACTGGTTCTAGAACTACTTCCAGAACTGGATTATCAGCTTTGGGAGGTAATAACTTTACA